TTTTTTAACTTTATCTTTTAAACCTTTAGGCATATCATAACCAAATTTATAATTACCTGCTTTTTCTTCAATTTCTTTTTTTATTTTTTCTTTTTCACTAAATCCAAACATTTTTTTTACTCCTTATTTTAATCAAATATATATGAAAATATAGCATCCCCTATTTCTTGTTTAACTACATCTGTATTGTTTGCCTTCTCTCTAGCAATCTTAACAGCTTTTATTAATTTTTCAATTCTTTTTAATATGCTTTCTTTTCCTGGAATTGACATAGCACCTGATAATTTCTCAGTGTTCCAGTAACCTATAATAACATCTTCATTATAAACTTCTGTCTGTGCTGGATGTTTATCGGTTGCTTCATATTTCACAAGTACTTTTGGTACTTTTTTAGTCCTATGTGTTTCAATAGGTTCAGTCTTATATAAGTTACTATTTACATCAGGTTTCCAATCCTCATTAATGTCCAATGTAGGAATAGAATTAACCATTGTTCTGATGTCAATTAATTGCTTTTCTAAATAGATAATAAATGTAGAAGGTACAGTATGTGCAATAGTTTTCCCATCAACTATTATATCCGCGAAAGCATTAGTATTTCCTGTATCTTTAGTCAATGTAAAATCAAAAGATTCTGTCATTGACTCAATTACTGAATTTAATAAATTTTCAACATTACAAATTACTTTTTTATTTTCATCTGCAAATTTTTCACCTTCATCATCTAATGGTCTATATTTCTTTGTGAATCCATTGAATAAATCTGGTTTTTGAAAACTTTTATAAATATTAGTAATATTCTGTTGAGTTCTTGCTTTTACTTCTTTTTCTATTGCAACAACTTGATTCATCCTAAAATCTAAATTACTTGGTTTTGGTTCTGTCATGTTAGTAAATCCCCTTTCTATAATTTAAAACCCTGAATATTCAGGGTTTAAGAAGAAGTCTATGAAAATTAATTTTGATGTATACATTATAATACATGTATTACATCATGTCAAATGAAAAATAAAAATAAACCTGGGTTCGACTATTTCCAGGTTTTTAGATTTAAAAAATTAAAACTTTGAAGTATTCTATATTTGATTTTTATTATATAATAAAGTGTAGGCAAATAAAACCACGATTTTATTTATGCAACAGAAACACCTGTTACTAATAGTAACAGGTGTTTCTAAGTGTAATCGTGATATTTATGGATAAGTAAAATACATAGTTTTTTGTGAGTTACAAAAGATTTTAAATAGAGCATCGGAATCGAACCGATATTGCCTTCCTTCTAGGGAAGTGTTCTACCATTAAACTAACTCTATTTTGGAACAAATTTATACCACTTGATATACTATAATATAATAGCATTTACATTATGTCAAGGTAATTTTTTTCTTAACGCCGATTCTAAAAAACCCTCCCAATTTAGTTTATTAGATGCTTTGAAGTGTTTCATCCATACTTGCCAATAATTAGGAGAGATTATCTTTGCGTATTCTTCTAATTTACTAACTTTCTTTTGTTCTTCTTTATAATTGAATCTTAAGTAATCACAAATACCTTTTAATACTTCAATAGCACATTCATGCTGATATTGAAAATTTCTCATTAAATTAGCTTCAACATGATTACTCATAAACCCACACTCCAACAATACTGCTACCATTTTAGTTTCTCTTAGTTCATGAAATCCTGATTTGTATATTATAGTATCTTTTTTTACTCCCCTATCTTTTAAATCTGTACCGTTTAATAATTGTTTATGTATTGCAGTAGCTAGTTTTATACCTTCGGTACTTCCATCATGATAGAATGTCTCAATACCACCTGCTTTATCGTTCCATTTACTACCCATAGAATTAAAATGATAAGATACATAAATATATTTTTTATATTTATGTAAATCATATTGCTTATTTGCTCTGTCTGTTCTTTTTTCTAGTGATGTATCTGTCCTCTCAGGACTAACATCATATGTAGCAAATCCAAATTGTTTACAAGCCTGTAAAAAAATTGTTTTTGTTGGAGTATTAAATTCATTCTCCTTTATAACTGTACCATCTTCAAACTTAGGAGTCCTTTTTCCTGCAGTTTCTAGGCCATCCGATGACCATCATTACCTATGATTAACACATCTTTTGGTAATAATGACATATAGCATCACTTCCTTTCTTTATAAAATATTTATGTAAACTATTTATTAAAATAGAGTTCTAATAAAATCCCGATAATACCTGCTAATGCTGTAATTAATAAAATAGTATTAGCAGACTGATGTTTCCTTAAATTATCTACTTCCTTGTTTAGAGTGTTAATTGTAAATTTACACAAGGCAATTTCAGTATTCAAATTATAGATAACTTGCAATTGATTACATTGATGCTGTTGCATATCCCAACACCCCCTATATACTTATTATATCATTATTTTTAATATGTTTTAATAAATACACTATTAAAACATATTTTTAAGATACTGTAGAAAATAGATTATTTTGTAATTTTATGGTATGATATATAATACTACATACACATCTTAAAAACCTTATGCCATAAGGCATAAGGTCTTTTTTATAATTTATAAGCCATTATATAACTTCCTTTGTCAACTTGTGTTGCTGTAGCATCACTCGTATTTTGTGCCCATCGTAGTTGTAATGTACAACCACCGTCACCAGTTTTTATTAAAATTCTTTCAAAGTGAGGGTATTCTCCTGTTACTGCTGTACCTGCTGGGACATCAGATGCTAGGGCATAATTATTCATTTGTATTAAACTTACACTTGTAGAATAATTTAAAAATACTCTACCATCATTAAACAGTTCATAATCTCCACTGGCTGACCAATCAATCTTAATATCTGGTGTAGCACTTGTAGAACTATAAACTAAAACTAATTGCAATTCAAATAAAGAATTAGAAGGTAATTTTATAAATAATTCATCATCATTTTGCATTGAAGTACTGGATGTTACTGTTTCATCATACTGCTTAACTACCATTATAGGTAAACTAGAACCTTGACTAGATAATGGAATAGAATTATTATTACTTATTGTAAAATCTGTTACAAAATAATATTGATGATTTGCACCTGTTGAAAAGCCAACATCTCCTGATTCTGTAGCTGAAATAGTAACTGCCCATTCTGCATACACAGGTTTCATACCATCAACTTCTAATCTTGCTCTTATAATGTTATCAGGTGTCTTATCTATCCAAAGCATCATTCTATCACCAGTAGCAATACTACCAGATAATGTACCTGTAGCAACATAAGAACCAGAACCACTTTCATATTCATATATTTTCAAATCATCATGAATATCAATCCTTATATAATTAGATGAATCAACATACCAGGTAACACTACCTCCATAGGTGGCTATTTTAGAATACATTTCACATTTAAATGAGAATGAATTTACATCGTTCATTATCTCTATCATGTCATTATATGATTCATCAGCATACTGGAATCCTTTTTTACCTATTTTTTTATCAAAGTATACTAAAGTATCTGTGTCATTACCTATCCAGGGAGATTCATCATAATTTCCAGAACCATCATTTACAATAAAAGGTGATGAAATACCAACTACTTGTCTAACCATATATAATTTGTTACATATGACATATTCATTTAATGCGGCGGCTGTCGTTGCAGCATATACAGCAACAAATGTTATGTCATCCCATCCACTAGGCGAACCATCAGTACCAAAAGAACTTTTATCAATATTATAATAATTCCAACCTGTCGAATAACTGCAGAATTTATAATAACAATTAGATGCATCTGTACCTACTCTTAATAGAATACTACTGAATTTAGTACTATCTGATACATAAAATACAAATACTATATTATCATCTGAACCTTCTGCAGCACCAGAAGGATATGTTGTACAATCTACACTAGTGATTGTATCATTAATTTCAAGTGTTCCAGAAGATGCATCTGAATCTAACATCTTAACTCCACCTATACCACACAATACATCATCATATTTTACAGTAGATAAAGTTATTGTTCCTGCACTTCCAAAATCGCCTGAGTCTTCAAAATTATGAATTTCTCTAACATTATTTTCAATACCATAATCAAGCATATTTTTAGATAAAGTAGCATTTGCATAATTTAATTCACCCATTATATCGGTTAATACAGATTCATTTTTATTCAAATTTGTATCGTTTATTGCTGGTGTTGTAGCATTTACAAAAGTATTTTCCGTCCAATTTGCAAAGTTTGACAATTAAATCACCTCCTTTTCTTTTTCATCACCAATAACATCATAATTCCTATTAATCTTTTGTTTTTCTATTTCTAATTTATTATTTTTTAAAATTATAGTAGATTTTCTACAATTTTTGTTAGATAATCTTCCTTTATTATCAATTTTTTTCTTCAATACAATATCAATATAGCATACATAATATTCTTTATTTTTTATAATCTCTTCTTTGCAATTAAAACTTTTTATTCTTATTACATTACCTTCTTTGATGAAATCTAATATTATTTTTGCAATATTCCCTTCTACCTGAAATTTAAAAGCATCTGTTAACTTTCCATCTATTTTATCTTTTTCTTTTATCTTATTATTAATTGATAATATACTCATGTTAACCTCCAATCTACAATTTTATAGCTCTTATAAAACTACCAACTTCAACTGTTAGAAGTTCTAATCTTTGTGTATTTTGTGCCCATTGTAATTGCATGATACAACCTGAATCGCCTGTTTTTATCATTATTTTTTCATAATAAGGCATTTCGCCACCTGATACTATACCTGCAGGAGAACTAGTAGCAAAAGCATAATTATTAAGTGTTAATTCGACATCAGTAAATGAAGTTGCACCAGTACCAGCAGCCATAATGATTCTACCATCATGGAAAACTTCATAATCTCCTGTAATATCCCATGCGACTTTAATATCAGCTAATTCACTATCACAACTATAAATTAAAACCAAATCAACTTCAAAAAAACTATTAGAAGGTAATTTTATTTTTAATTCATTATCATCTGCTAATGTTGTACTGTATTGTATAACATCATCATGTAATTTCGTCACTATTTTTTTTAAAGGACTACTAAAATTAGATAATGGTATTGATGGATTATTATTAGCTACAAAATCAGTTACAAAATAATTAGCACCCCAAAAACTACTAACAATTCCTAAATCCCCTGATGCTGTAGAAGATAAATCTGTTGTACTTTCAGCATACACAGGCTTCATACCATCTACTTCTAATCTAGCTCTTATGATATTATCAGGTGTTTTTTCTACCCATAATTCCATCCTATCATTGTTTTCTATGAAATCTGATAATGTCCCTTGTGCTATATAGGAATAATCACCATTATTACATTGCGTTATTAGTAATTTATTCAACTGACATTCAACCTCTATAAAATTATAAGCATTTATATACCATCTTAATGAACCTGCGTATTCATCAATTTTTGCATACATTTCGCATTTAAATGAAAAACTATTAACATTAGACATCACTTGCAACATATCTGAACTATAAGAAGTCATAGCACTATGAAATCCTTTTTTACCTATATATTTATCATGATATGCTACAATGTCATCATAAGATTGTAGATACATTGATGAATCATAATTACCTGAACCATCTGTAACATATAAACATGAAGATGCAGAACTATTAGCATCTTTCCTGGATAACCACATTTTATTACATATAACATAATCTGATTGTGAATTAGTATAAGTTTCTACATAAATTCTAAGAAAGGTTATGTCATCCCATCCACTAGGCGTACCATCAGTACCAAATTCACTTTTTTGAAATTTTTTAAAATTCCATGTGGATGTCCAGCTTGGGATAAATTTATAATAACAATTTGTATCATCATCACCTAATCTTATTAATATATTCCTTATTTTACTTGAATCTGATACATAAAAAGCAAAAAATATATAATCACTTAATGATGAAGCAGCACCAGAATTAAAAGTTGTTAAATCAATACTGCTAAATGTATCATATATACCTATACTTGCCGATGAAGACCTTGTACTTTGAATAGTTACTCCACCAGAACCAAATAATACAGCCGATGCCCTAGCTTGCCCTAAACTCATATAACCTGTAGTTGTAAAATCGCTATTATTTTCAAAATTATGTATTTCTTTCGTATTATTATTAATAGCATAATCTATAAAATCTTTCATATTTGAAGTGTTATATGAATTTAATTCTCCCATAACTTTTGTAAGAGTAGTTTCATTTTTATTTAAATTACTTGCTGTAATATGAGGAGCATCATTATTAACATAAGTAACTTCTGTCCAATCTAAAAAATTTGACATATGTTCACCTCCTTACTCCTAATCTATCTCCTTTTTTCATAGTAGGTATTAAATAATCTCTCGATTTTTTAGAATCCATTTTTACATATTCATGTGAAGTTATCAAACATATACAATTATAAACATCCTTTTTAATTGGTTCTTTTAATATTTTTTTCTCTTTTGTATCTGTGTCAATTACTTCTACATCAGTTGTAAAGTTCATTTTTTTTTCTGAACATATTATTTTATTTATTGTAATATCTTTTCCTTCTTTTATATAATCTAATATTGTTTTCATGAAATTAACTTCTACATTCAATTTAAAATCATCCTTTAATTTACCATTTTCTTTATTTTCATCTTTTACTTCTACATTTAATGATAATGTTTTCATCTTATTTCCTCCTAACTTAATGTTATTACATATTCTATCAATAATTCTTCTGTTACTGATTTTGAATAACTCCATAAAGCGTGAGATAGTAAATTACCTGTATCTGCTGATGATGTAGCATCACCTCCACAGAATATTCCTATTTCTTCAATACTTCCTGAATAATCTGTTGTTGTTATATAAAATGTTGCATTCATTGTAGTACTGCTAGGATTTGATATAACAACATAAGGAGTCCTGAATTCTTCTGCACCTAATGTAGTATCACTTGTAGTAATTGCCGTATTATCTGAACCTATAGCACAATAAGCAATATTATAATACACATTAAAAGCATATCCTAAAAATGCTCTACCTAATCTATAGAATACATCTGTCATTATTGTATTATGCTTTTCATCAATTTGTTTTCTAATACCGTTTTTAATTGAATGAAATTTATAAACACCATCTATATTTATAGACTCCTTAGCTTTATTTCTTGATTTTGGAATAATTATTCCATTTTCTTCTTCCCATTTCGGGAATCTTTTATTTATTATATACATCAAATCACCTCCTAATCATTGACAGTAAATGAATCTGTAATTGCTCCAGGATATAAATCATCTGCAGGATATAATGTATCTGATGGTTCTAAAGGGTCTATTTCATCTATAGAATATTGTCCTGCAAAACTTATTGTTTCATCTTCTTCTTTTACATAAATTACAATTTCATCTGTATCTACATTTATTTTACTGGCTTCAAACATATTTTTGAAAAATTCTTCCCATCCACCAGTATTAGGACTATCTAAAATTTCATAGTCATAAGTAATTTGATTTACACTTCTAGGTGTCCAAGTACATGATTTTACTAAAAATGTTTCATTTACATTTCTTAAAGAACTAAATACAACAGGTACTTGTTCTCCTATTTCATATGTTTTACTATACATTCTATATGTGAAAGTATCTGCGGTATTAGCGTATTTATCAAGTAAATTATGTCCATAAAGTAAAGCATCTGTTAAATCTTCTACTTTATCATTATATGAATATGCATCATAATAACCTCTGCTAGATATTTCATCATTATCTTGTGTAACTATAATTAATGGTATCAAACCATAGTAAGTGACTCTTATTTCATCTGTTGCTGTTAAAACTGTTTCATTTTCATCATGTGTAATTTGTGGCGAACCATAAGACCACCACCATTGATTACTTTCTCCTTCATCTAATCCTATAAGACCTACTGTTTGAATAACCCATCCTGAACCTTTGTTTACTTCAATCATTGGCTCTTTTCCTATTTTATATTTAACTAAAAATTCTCTATGACTTGAATTAGGTGTAGGAGTAGGAGTTTTTTGATATTGCTGTACAGATAATCTATCTTTACCCTTAACATATTGTCTATTCCTATAATTCTGCATTGTCCTATTTCTTCTAACATTATTTATAGTACTTGTCAACGCAGCATCATTTATAGGTGTACTTGATATAGAATAACCAATTTGCTGGAAAGATAATTGTTTACTTTTATCTATATTCCAAATATAATTCCCAAAATCTCTTAAATGATTTAATGCACTATGACCATATATATACGAAAAAGGTACTCTATTAATTGTTACAGGGGCATCAATTGTACCTGCAGTAATCCCATAACTAGTAAAGAAATTATCTATTAAATAAGTTACCATATCTTCAATTGTATAATTACTAAATCCTTTTACTACCAAACATCTTTCAATCAATTCATTATAATCTGTAGCTGAAACAGTATATTCTAGTCTACCTTTTCCTTTTGAATAATCATCTAAATTTTTTATATATCCGCCCCATAATAAAGTTGTATCTTCATAAAATGTAACCTCTACTCCTGCATCTATTGTTGCCCCATTTAAATCTTTTATTGTAAATGAAAATATTGATTTAGAACCAATGTTTTCAATAACATTCCATGTATCTTGTTCAATTTGTACTTCTGTACCAGTATCTTTATCACCATTTAGATATACATGTCTTATACCCATAATATTACTTCCTTTCTTTTATTTATGTGTAATAATACCCAAATCGTTAAGTTCTCTTACTAACTGTTTTCCAACTGACCTTCCATTTGTTCTACTATCAGCATATACATTTAATATTATAGAATTACTTGATGATATAGAAGTACCTGTTGAAGCTCTAGCAATACCAGGAATACCTGATGATGTACCTGCTAAACTAGAAGCAATACTGTCAGATGTTAAACTAGCTGCACTTGCAAGTTTATTTTTATATCTTTTAAATGAACCTATTAACATTTTCATTAAGTTTGGAATCCATTTATCACTATCCTTACCTGCTCCTTTTTTGGTAGGTGAGAACCATCCAATATAATCTTTTATTACGCCTGCTGCTGAACTTGCAGCGTTTTTTAATGAACTAAATTTCGACCAAATACCATCTATTAAAGAACCTAGTAAATTTTTTCCCGATTTATATAATGAAAAATTTAATGCATTTTTTATTTTAGTTTTGATATCATCTACTTTTTTCTTTGCATCTTTTATTTTATTACCTACACCTGATACAAAACCTCTAAGTATGTTTATAACACCATTTTTTAAAGATGTCCAAGCATTTTTAGCAGTAGTTTTCATATTATTCCATTTATTAGATATACTAGACTTCATATTATCTATTTTAGATTTACTAGTCGATGATAATGCTGCCATCGCACCCAAAACTTTAGTTTTCATTTCAGTAGCTTTATTAGTAGCAGTCGTTTTCAAACTTCCAAATTTAGAATCACTAGTACTTTTCAAAGCTGCTATGAAACCAACTGCTTTATTTTTCATATCCTCTGTATTACCTTTAACACCTTTACCCATTTCAAGAGATTTTTTAATACCTGTACCCGTCATATAACCAAAAATATTTCCAGAACGGATGTTCATATCAGCTATTCCTTCTAATACACTCTCTCCCATTGATAAAGTATTATCTGTAACAGTTTTTTTCATAGAATCACTACCATCTTTAGTATTATTAAAGAAACTCTTGGTAGCTTCCCAGGCTCCATCAAAATCACCTTTCATCAAGGCTAATACTATACTTATACCATCTACAGCAGCAGCAAAATAAGACTCTACCATAGGTAAATTTTCTTCTATATTATCTACCCATTTTTCAATAGCTTCCCACGCTATCCTCATTCCTATTACTACATCGTCTATTAACCATTTTGCAAACCATTTTAAATATGGTTCAACTCTTACAAAAGCATCTTCTATTTTCTTCAAACCTTCTTTAGCTTTTGTTAAATCTATTTTTTTAAGTTTATCAATTACATCTTTTATAATAGGTACAATTTCTTCTTTAACTTTATCAATCCAATAACTAAATGCTGCTTTAGTATTTTTCTTAATATAATCATAAGCTATTTTAGCTTTATCTTTAAGCCACACTAACGCATTTCTAAATTTTAAAGTATTAACATAAACATCAAATAAATGCTTTTTTAATGGTTCGGGGATTAACTTTTTTAATGATTCATATATTTCATGAGGGTCGCCACTTTTAAAAGCCTTAAAAAAATTAACAACTTTTGGTATTGCTTTTCCTAATGCACCATAAACTACATCAACACCTTTAGTTAATTTTTTAATACCATCTAATAAAATAGGAAATACATTAGATGATATAAAATCTTGCAATGGTTTGGTAACTTTACCCCAAAACATATCCCCATATTCTTCTATCTTTTCTTTTTGTCCTTTATACGTTTTGCTAAGAGCATCCATAGTATCTTTAAATCTACCATGCTCTCCTGTTGCCCTTTGTATTGCTTTTGTTACTTCATCGGCTGTTATTTCACCTTTTTTCATCCTTGCTTGTAGTTCTCCAAGTGTCTCACCTGTTTCTTCTGCTATAAATTTCAAAGGGTTAAATCCCTGGTTTACCATTTGTCTTACTTCTTCTGCTTGAAGTTTTCCTTTAGATATAACTTGTCCATAAGCTAAAGATAATCTATCAAATGCAGAAGCATTACCTAATGATATATTACCTAACATTTCCATAGCAGGTAAAACTTTATCTTGTGCCACACCATATCCTAATAATGTTTTAGATGCTTTAGCATAATGAGTAACTTGAAATGGTGTTTCTGCTGCTAATATAATCATTTTTTCAGTCATTTCATTAGCAAGTTTTTCATTTCCTACTAATGCTTCAATAGCTGCTGTTGTATATTCAAGATTTGTATTATACTCAAAACCTGTTTTTATACCTGCTTTTAATTTATCTACAAAATACCCTAAAGCATCAGTAGCCCATGAAATTATTTTAAGTCCTGCAAAACCTGCTATCATATCTTTAAGGCTGACATTAAATCCTCCCAAGAATCCTCTAGCAGAATTTGCAGAACCGCCAAAACCTCTAACAGACCTACCAGCATTATTAGTATGTCTTTCTACTCTTTGTAAAGCTGTTAAAACACTTCTATCACCTTGAACTTCCATTCGAAGTAACAAATTTCCTATTGTTGTTGTTGCCATTAAAATTCCCCCTTTCTAAAAAATAAACCGATTTATAAAAAATAAATCGGTCACATAGGTAGTGTGCTTTTTCCATCCAGAATATCTTCTATTGGAACAGCACCATCCAAGTTTAAACCTCTTTTATCAGGTTTTATACCATGAATGGCTTTTTGGAAATTTATATCATCTGTCATTCTTTTATTTATTTTATTTATAAATAATGCTATTTGCCCTTTAGTCAAATTCATACAATACTCAATAGACCATTTATATTGATAAATCAATAAATCAAAAACATCCCCCCATCCTTGCGACTCATGAGTTTCTATAATGATTGAGCTGCTAGGGGAATCAAGTTTTTTAAGTACTCATAATTTAAAGAAATAGCTTTAGTTACTATATTTCCAACTTCCCTTTTTGTAGCATTAGATTTTATAATATTATCTAATGTAACATCACCTTGCGTAGCAATAGTTGCTAATTCAACTAAACCATCCCTTAAAATATTTTTCATTACTTTTTCCAATACTTCGCCAATATTAATTTTTTTAAATATTGAAAATAATGAATCTTCGTCATCAATTTCTGTTTTCAATATACTAGATAATTCTTTAATATATTTTAAAAAAGCATCTTCAAATTCATTACCTTTTAACCAGGGTAATTCTTTTATAACTATTGTAGTATTTCCAAAATTACATGTTATCCCTGTATTTTTAATGACTTCTTCTTCTTTTCTTTCCTTATATTGTTCATATACTTTCAATTTATCTTCATTATTTATTTTCCCCATGTTAATAAACCTCTCTTTCTATATTACGTTGTCGTAAAATCTACAATTACATCTGCTGCCATTGGCTCATTATCATCCAATGCCCTTACGTTTTGGCTAATAACTAACAGATATGTAGTAGTACCTGATAAATTACCTGATATGGTTACAGTTACATTAGTTCCTGCATCTCCTGTAAATGCAACACTTGTACTATGTTCAACACCTGCAGCAGTCATTAACACAAAATTACCATCTATAACTGATGCTGGACTAACATTTCTATTAAATACTATATCAATAGTACCTACTCCAACAGCTACTCCACCTGCAGCATCCGCAGGGTCTGTTGAAGATACTGCCAATGTAGCTGTTCCACCTGTTACATCAGAAGTTTCATTTCTATAATATCCTAACTGTTGTCCTACAGATTTTGAAGTATCTGCAACAGCTTTAAAAGTCAATTTATAAATTGTAATACCATCTTTCTTGTAAACTGCTTCAAGATTAGGACTTATGTTAACTATATATAATCTAACTACTGCATAACAATTATTTTGATTTCTTTTTCTTGCTTTATATTCTAACACATAATTTGTAAGTGTATAATTTCCACCAAATTTAATTTCAGTATATGCCTTATTACTTGCATCTGCTGCCTGTGTAGTAACAGACTGGTCTGTAGCACCTAAAGCATATTGCAAAGTAGTTGCATCTGATTCAACCACCATTACTTCAAAAGTACATTCTTCACCTGGAACAAAATATCCAACAGGAGATAGAACCTGGTCTACTGAAATTGGCTCAATTTCTGCACTATATGATAATGTTGCACCATCTTGTGTCGATTCAAAACTAACAGGTGATGAATCAGGATTTAATGTAAGTGTTCCAGCACCTACATGTATATTTGCTGGTGTCATACTCATTATCTCACTCCCCTTTCATTATGATAGGATATAATCAATAGTTGTTTCTACTAAACAACCTTGTGCATATCCAACCGTTTCATTTCTATATAAATCAGTATTGTCTGAACGTTCTACAATAGGATTATGTAAACCTGTATTCCAATTGGTTTCATTTCTCATTATTCGCAATACTGAATCAACATATCTAACTAAATGAATCTGTAAATTACTTTTATCATTATCTAAAATCCAAGTTAAAACTCTTACATATACTCGTCTATTCTGGAATCCATATTCATCTGTAATTTTTTCAGAAGCAGGACTCCATATTAATATTGAAGGAAATGTTGTCAAAATATCAGGGTCATATTCACCAATATTAAATTCTGCAGGAGTAGGAGATGTAATTGAGCTACTAGCTTCAACTTTTAAAGTTGTAAGCATGGAAGATAAATTATCTTCTAACATTGTTTTAGTATTATTTAAAATATATTCAGTATTCATAATAATTATAACCCTTTCAATATTTCATCCCTAACTATTTTTGCCCATTTTTCCCCTTGATATTTAGTAAAGGTAATTGGTGGTCTTGCCACCATTTTACTCGTTCCATTTTGATGCCATTTAAATTTAGGGTCATTAGAACCTAAAGTGATAGAGTTTTTTGTAATTCTTTGAACATGATTTTTACCTTTAGTTGCTAATGAATTTCTTAAATCACCAGTCATTTGTAAAATTGGTTTACCAGGATAATGTTTATCTTTCCAACTTCTATATTCAGGAGATAAAGGTTTCCATCCTGGTCTTGAACCATAATAACCTTGTCCCTTAAATACTCTATCTTCTGTTTTTCTAAAATCATCCCCTATTTTTTCAAATGCTGGTTTTAAATCTTTAATTTTATCAATTGTTTTGTTAATTCTTTTTTTTACTGTACCAACGCCATCTAAAGTTATATTTATATAAATAGGCATTTAAAACCACTCCTTTACCATTGGTCAGTATTCATGTTCCATATAGGGTCTGGTGCTTCTTCGCCTAATGAATCACTTCCATGTGCCGTAAAAGAATACAATCTTCCTCCAGAATCACCAGAATCGTCTAATAAAGTAGAATTTGGTAATAAAATATCTTGAGTTAATATAGCATCTAATTTTTCTTTTGCTTGTTCACACCATCTGTTTACTATTGGCGATACTTCTCCACTTGATTGTAATATTAATACATGAGCAATTTCACAAGCAACAATTCTACATGAAATAAATTTAATTATTTCAATATCATCACTATCTGTTATAGGAACAGTATAGACTCTTTGTAATTTAGAATCTATTATCTTATCTGCTTCTGGAATAAAATATCCTGTTACTTCTGACGATGTAATTTTTGAAGATGCACTAAATGTAAACCATTTTAATAATTTTTGCACATCTGCTAAAAGACAATAAGCCATATTAAATCACCTTCTTTAAACCATAGCTGAGCCATCACCTGCAACTACCGCACCAGTAGCATTTAATGGTTCCCATACGCAATGGAATACAATAACACCATCTGTAGCAGCTTCGCCAGCTATTTCATAACCTACATCTTCACTGTTTACTACTTTATCTAATATTACACTACTTGTATCATCTGTAACTGTTGTAGGTGTAGCATCGTACCATATTTCTCCTGCAGCTAAATCATCAACTTCTGTTGCTGCTATGAAAGCATTTGTAGTATTTTCAACACCTAATTGAATAGTTGCTGTATTACCTGATGTATCATCACCAGTTGTTGTTACTTCTACATAAATTCTCATCCTTACTAGACCTGTTACAGTAAATAATTCATGTGTTGCTGCTGTATTCCAAGTTGCAGAAGTCAAATCTGCAGTTACAGCCAAATAATTAGGATTATTATAATGAACCATACCTCTTTTTAACTCATCAATTATAGATAAGTTTGTTCCTGGCTCACTTCCACCAGTACCATTTCTAAGAGAATCCCATATATCCCTTAAAACTTCTGCTAAAGATACATCATTCGCTGGTGCTGCTGCTGCTGGAAATGTAGCTATTCCGTTTGCACCTGCTAAAATATCATATAATGATTGTGTTGCAGGTAAAACAGTACCACCATTGATAATATTTTCTTGAATATATCTAACAACTTCCGCTAAAGATACATCATTTGCTGCCGCCGCTCCTGCTGGAAATGTTGCGATACCTCCTGCACCTGCTAAACAATCCCAAATAGATTGTGATGCAGTATCAGGATTACCTAACATAGCTACTAAACTTTGAAGATTTGTTCTTGCTTTAGCATCTCCAATATTATCCCATGCATCTCTTAAAACTTCTGCAATAGAAACTCCATTAGCTGGATTGGCTGCCGCAGGAAATGTAGCTATTCCATTTGTACCTGCTAAAATATCATATAATGATTGAGTTGCTGGTAAAACAGTACCACCATTAATTATATTTTCTTGAATATATCTAATAACTTCGGCTACTGAAACACTATTGGCTGCTGCTGCTCCTGCTGGAAATGATGTTATTCCTGCTGTTCCTGAAAATTCAGCCTGTAATGTTGCTAATGATGTACTAAGAGTACCAACATCATCACCTGCCAATGAAAATGAAGAACCATTACCACCACCTGAAAAATTTCCACCTGCTTCTAAATCATAGCAATCTCTTACTACTACTGTTGAAGTACCTGCAGTATCAACTATATCATCTGAATAATCAGATTTACCATCAACATAAAATACACAATTTTGAATTAAACCTCTTAAACAGGCAGTAGCCATTTCGATAACTGCTGAACCTGCTGTAGTACCTGATTGAGTCATGAAAACACAATTTTGTATAATAAAATCATCTACACCAGTTAATTGGAATACACTATCATTAGCATCGCCACCAATATAACCTATATGTTTATAAGAATCTACTTTTAATCTATTTGCAGTTGTAGCAACTGTCCAAGCATCAAGAACCTCTTTATCAGTAGTATCCCTTGATTCACAATTAATCATTGTACAATCTGTACCTGATATAGTACCAAATGTAACAACTGAATCTACAGCAGTTAAGAATACTAAATTAACTAATGTTACATTTGCTGCTGAAATTGTCCAAGTAGCACCTGTATGTCCAAAACTAAATGTTGGTCTATCAGTACCATAACCAAGTCCAATAACTGTGATACCTGCAACATCAAATGTAGCTTTAGCACCAGTAGTTGTATAAGACTCTGTATGTCCTTCTG